AACACATCTATGGATTCAACACCACCAAAAAATATAACATCACCTGACTTATAGTTTGATATCTCTGTACCATTTACAAGCATGCCAGTGGTGCCTGGCGTTGTCTCACGCCTCGCCCCGTCAAAGACTGGATTCAAAGGAAATCTCTTTAATAATTTCTGATGATCTAGTTTTTTGTTAGCTAAATCTGGGACAGAGATTTTAAATGTTCCATTTCCTGTTGCATCTACAAAATCACCATTTACAAGATCTGGTAAAGAGTTTGCGAGACGAATGTTATTTGAACTTACACGACTCACATAATAATTCTTTCCATCAATTAACTGACCTAAGAAACCACTGATGACATTATATGTCACAACTTCTCCAGAATAAAATCCATGATCAGCAGCACCCTCTGTAACCTGTATTAACTGTATAACGTCGCCTCCAGTGGCGCCAGTCCATGTTACAGATCGATCTGGAGCAACTATAGGTTCATTACCTAAACTTGGTAAAGATGGAGAGGCAACGTAGACATGAGGGTGTGGCGGTAATGCCAATAAATTATCACTATCATGATCATATGTATTTTGAACATCAGTTGTATATTTGTTAATATTAGTATGAAGAGAACTATTTCCTTTTTTAAGTTTTCTGCGAATAAAGAAAATATTAAACTCTCCAATGCCAGGCAAATCACCTAAAATAAATGTTGAACTACTAACAACACTCAGAACACGACCAACTCCCAATGTAGTATTTTGATCATCTAAAATTTCAATTGCATCTTCCTCTAAAAATCCATGATCAGATAAAGTTGTGATATTAAAACTACTGCTTGACTGTCTTGTGATAGTTTTTGGAGTAAACTTTACTGATGTGTTATAAACATATGATCCAAAATTAGCATCTTCAGAACTTTTATTAACACCAAATGATCCAACTCGAATCTTATCTCCTTTATTAAAATAAAATGTAGTATCAGGAATTGGAAAATCTTTTAAAACACCTGTAATTAAAACTTCTATTTTCTTTGTGTTATTCGCAAAAGAATATCCATAAGCCACGTTATTATATCTAATATCGTCACCAACACTTAAAGTATCAACAGCTGTTGGAACTCCAACAAATTGATTTGTAGTTTTACTCGTATATGTTACAATTCCAGCAACACTTGCTGTTGGTAAAGATAAGGAACCACTCGTGGGGAATCCTACTGTGGTATCAACTGTAATTGTGGTTGCACCAATTGATACAGGATCCGTAACACGAGTTCTGCCTGGAACTATAAAGTTTCCATCAATTGAATCTTGTGATACACTAATTTGATAGTAATGTTCTCCTCCATACAAAAAGTCTTTTACATCTGATATCGCACCAGAAGCACCTCGAATGTTCTTATCGTCATCATCAGCATCTTGAAATAGTGTTGATCCTTTTAAATTACGAGGATCGCCAGTGATAGGTTTAACAACAAAATCTTGTGCAAAACCATAATCAGCGTCAGATGGTTTAATTAAAAAATCAGATGGTTTTATGACATTAACTTCTTGACCATATAGAGCTCTGAATAAAATTTTATATGATTCCTCAGTTCCTTTTGTGCGATAAAAATCTTTAACTTGACGAATAAATTTAACTTTATCAATATCACTACTCAACTTACGATTTTCAAAACCGTTTGCATAAGTTGTTTTTAATTTACTAAAAAATTCACGAATAAAAAGATTTGATAAATTATGAACTTTACTACCACCAGTATGAGATGTGCCTACAGTTGCATTAAAAGATAGTAAGTCAGGTCTTGTAGGTTGATCTAAATTGTCAACACCACTAAATCCACGAACACATCCAGTAAATGAGGTAGTGCCAATTCCAGTGTATGTGATAATTTCATCATCAATTTTTAACAATCCATACTTACTTGGATATCCTTTTGTTGAATCTACAAAAATTGTATCTGAATATGATTCTGTGTCTGTTGATAATCCAGTATATTCTGTAAGTGCAGCGCCAACATATGTTTGTAATTTAGTATATCTGTCAAGATTCTCTGCAATATTAACTGATCCACCCTGATACTCTTGGGAGATATAGTATTGTTTCATGAAATCCACAAAAAGTGGACTTTCAGATTGTACAAACTCAGGTAACTGATTCTCAATTACCTGATTGATTTCGACTCTTTGTATTGATGTGTCTATCATTAATATCCGCCGCTATAGCTAGATCCACCGCCTGATGAGGGTGTGGAAGTTGTATTAGTTGATGGGGTTGATGTAGCAGTTGCAGTTCCGTAAGTTCCACCAGTTGTTGTTCTAGTTGCCGTTGAAGAAGCAGTTGATGGAAGAATTGCTGCAGCTGTTGATACAGGTGAATTTGATTTTCTTGTGAAGGTTGGAGTATAATAACTGTGCGTATGAACAAATCTTGATCCAGACGTGTTTTCACCCGATGATATCAAATCTTGAACCATGTTTATTGTTGTGTTTGTCATATCAAACTTCACATACAAATCACGAAGACCGACAATATCATTTGAATGTGGAATTGCTTGAATTTCAACCACACCGTTTGCAACCACTGTTGAAAGTATATTTACAGTATCTATAAGAACTTCACCAGTCATATAATCGACAGTTCCAGCATTTTTCTTTACAATATTAGGAGTTGAACCCTCTGTATATGTAAAGAAGAATATTCTTCCTTTTTCACGATTAATTACCTCATCAGCAAGATAAACAATACCTGTAACACCTTCGATTGTGAATCCTGTTGAAACTACATTGTAGGCACTCTCTTGAGTGTGGAACATATTACCATAACAAACCTCATATTGTGCAAATTGACCTAAAACAGCTTTTAAATTACGTCTAATTGTCACGAGAGTGATGTTTGATGTAATTGAAGAGTCAACACTATCAATTAATGATACAGCCTTACTATATTTGAATCTGCCACCAAATTTGTTAACATCAATTGAACGTGAATACTGTGTGAGAGCATTTGAAACACCAGTTTTAAGATTATTTGAATCATCATTTAAACTAGGGTTATAATATGGTGTTGTATTAAGTTCAACATACAAATATTTCAAATCAATGAATTCTGGCACAATTCCAGCGACTGCATAACTCTTTAATCTTGAAATTAATTCTCTTTTTGTCTCATCTGATAAAAAATCACCGTTTCGAGGTTTAACCGAGATAAAAACTTTACCAAAACGAGGTGGACTCATTTCTTCACCACCAAAAGCTGTTACTGACTCCACGTTTGGATAGATATAACCTAAAACTGACTCATAATCAGATGCCGTGACTGCACGATACTGAGATGAGTAAATTCTTGGTGCAAAATACTTAATTGAAGAGATTGATTCAATTTCATCACCATCTCTTGATTTCTCATCAGTTGAAACTAGTGATATAAGATCAGCGTTAATTGCTGCACCATCCTGATTTGTAATATTTCCTACAAAACTAAATTCTGAAGCACCATTTCCTTCTTTTCCATCAGTTACAATATAAGAAACAGTAACATAGTTATTATTTGATAGTTTTTTACCGATTACGTTGTCACCAAAGATTAATTCATACCTTTCATCTTCAATTTCCTGTAATAAGTAAGAATTTGATGTTGATGTTACACCTACAATATTATCAATTTGTTTATAGGTGACTGATGAAGTCGCCGTTGACGACGATTTAACTTTAACTTTGATTGTTGATGTATCAATGAAGGAATTATCAAGAATATATCTCTGATTGAACAAAGATGTGTCAACAGTAAAGTTTTGAGAGATATAAACACCTTCGTATATTTCAACATTGTTAAATTCAGCAACTCCATTCACAACAGGAACTGTAATGTCCTCTGGAATACAAAATATGTAGTTTGTGTTGTCTCCAGCACCATTACAAATAATGCCAGCGTTAATTGTGAGTGTTGATGTCTCTACCAATCCATCAACAGTAAAAGATATTCTTGCTCTTGCTGATCTACGAGATCTTGGAACATAACCGATGTTTCTGGCAAGTGCAACAACGTTTTCTCGAAGTGTAGCGGAATCAAGAAAACACTCGTTTGCTGCCATATTAGTATTATAAGCAGTCGTATAAGTATTATATGCTAATGCATCAATAATTATTGAAAGGTTTGATCCCTCAAAGTCATAATCAGTAAAATTAGTATTTGCCCTCAGATAATCTCTGATGGATGTCTTGATTTGATCAAAATCTAAATTAACATATTGTCCGAAAGCCATTATACTCTAGCTGGGAATAAGAGAACGTCTACTTGTTGTGTTGGTGTTGGAATTCCAGTAATGTCATATTGAACTGTACAATTCATTTCATTTGTATCAGGTGCAATCGTAACATCTACATCAACATTACTGATTCTGGGTTCATATATGAGTAAAGATGATCTAATTTCATCTGAAACTCGTATTTCACTTAAATTAGTATTTAAATCAAATAAAGATTCATTGATAACCGATCCAAAATTGGGTTCAAATGGTTTTTCACCGAGAATTGTGAAAATTATGTTCCTTACAGACCTTTTTATAGCGTCTTCATTACGAATTGTCACTACATCATTCGTCACAGGATGACGTTTGAAGGATAAGTTGATATCTTTGAATG